TATATAACTTTTGTAGTGATTTATCGTCAAGTGTATAAACCTTCTTGCTCATAAACCCACCTACTTAACATTCTTATGCAAGAAAAAGGTTGTATTGTCTGTCTGCTCATCAAGAATACCAATCACATCATAATCTGCACTAGCTTCATCAGGTGTTCCATCTTCTTTGTACTTGATTTCAGAATCTTTCCAAATCAGCGTACCAACCTTAAAATCATACAATCCTGTTTTGGCTACTATTTGTGCATAGTTAGGTGAACTAATCGTACCAAACTCTTTCATAAGTGTTTCTCTGATATTGCCGTCTATACACGCCCAAAACTCGACAGGCATTGAATAAGTATCCTCATTCTCTCCTTCTTCAAGATATATGGGGTTGCCAAAATCATCGTAATAATCTATTATTCTGTTTCCGTCCTCGTCTAATTCATATTTAGGCGAGTTGGAAATGAACAACGAATAATACAACTTTTGCTCATTCTTCCTCAATGTCCTCATTACTATCAACCTCCGGCAATCCGGCTATGCTTGTCAGTAATGAAACAATGCCGGCAAGTAAAGATGTTCCACCTACCATGAGCCAATCAACATCTGTAACGGACACCGCAACAGGAATCATCGCTACGGCTGTTTGTGCAACTGTTTTTATTGCTCTTATTCCGGCAGCTTTAATCCATTCTTTAACAATGTTTTTATTCATATTGCGCATCCTCCTTCTGTTCAAGCACACTCTCTAAATGGTCGATTCTCCGTTTTTCGTTGTTGCAACTTGATTCAAGTAACAATATTCTCTCTGATAGGCTAGCGACATCCTTTTTGGTTGCCGATATGTCATACTTAATATCTGACACATTTCTTCCTATCTCGTCTAACTTCATTTCGACCTTTGTTTGTTCGATTGTGCGTTTTTCAATATCTTCCGTGTTGGCTCGGCGATTGTTTGCAATTCCGAAGAATATAGCAGAAGCAACAGAAATAACACTAATCAATATCCCTGTTTCAATCGTCATACGCAACCACCTTTCAATCAAATAACTAGCACCCACCACCATTAAAACGCTAGTATTACCCTGCAACGATAAAGTGAAATGACATTCTCAATACCGCCACGCTCTTTCCGACTTAAATAATTCTTGATATAGGCAATACGCCACTCAAAATCTTATTCTCATCATTCCAAACACGCTTAATCTCGTTTTCATCATGTGATTGCTGAAATTCTGCACCTACTGTGTTGTAATAAAATAAAGCTAAATCTCTGCAAGCAAAATAGTATTTATTGTAAACTTCTTGCGCTATGTATGTTTCAGAATACAAATCACTATCAGGATAGTTTCGTGCATTTACTACTTTGCGAACCGCATTTTTAACCTTTGATAACAACACCGGTTCAAACTTCTCGTTATATTGTGGGTCAGCTACGGACAATTCAGACTTTAAATCATCAAATAGCTCATTATTCAATTCTTCAATTGTGTACACATTGCTCATAGCATTACCCTCTTATCACTTCTCAAAACGGCTTTTAAGACGCTTTTTATCTTTAGACAATGAAATAGTTGTCTTTTCAGTTTCAACCTCTGTATCGTCATTCTGTGATGTTGTAGAAGGCGTATCTCCTACCACCTTCCACCCGTCATTAACAAACACATCTAAAAGGTCGCTTTCAATAGACATTATTCCACCGTTTTTTGTTATTGTAGTAGTCATTTAAACACCTACTTCTCTTTAGCAACTGTTCTTCTAGCCTTCTTTACTTCCTCTGCCGTATCATCAACAGAAGGTGCAACCCTTTTAGGCGCACCCTCTGACTTAATCTCGGTATTTGTGGAAGTATAATGCCTACGCAACATCATTCCCATGTTAATACCTCCTTAATTCTATCAAGAAGCCTTTGGATTCAACTTGATAGCCTTGCCTGCGTTAAGCAAGTATGAAGCATAATGCTTATCTGCTGTAATAACAGTAGACTTATTGATAATATCTCTGTCAGTTTCAACAAGGGTATCTCTCTTAAGGAACAATGCAAGTGCGCCCGGCTTAACAATAAACGCCTTACCGGCATTAGTACCCTTAATTCTGTTGGTAACAACAACCTGTGTACCCTGTACCTGACCTACAACACCCTTAAGGTATGTTTCAGCCGAAATATCAGAAGCCGGCATCCAAGTAGTTGACTTACGGAGGTTAGCATAAGTTGTAGCGTCAACAAGGATAACCTTATCTCCGTCAATGTCCTCTCCGAAAAGCGTAAGAGCGTTTGCTATATCATCTGCCGTAAGAGTTGTATTAGCTGATGAAGTGTACTCTAAACCACCACTGGCGGTTGTGATAGCTGCAAGTGAGCCTAAAAGGTCATTATCCATCTTTGAAGCGATAGAAGTTGCTAACTGTCTAACAGCCTCGCCAATTGGGTCACCGTAACCTGAAAGAACCGCTTCGTCAGTAATCTGAACACCATTACCAACCTTCTGAATCTGAACAGGTTTGGTTGTCTGTGTAAGCTGCTTGATAGGAATATCAGCACCCTCTGCTACTACAGAAGCATCGCCAATGTATGAGTAGTAAGGTAACTTAACTGTATTACCGGCACTACCAACAAGGGTAGTATCAATTTTAGCAAGTGGTGCGAACTTAAGAGCATCAATAAGTTTTACATCCAAAAGGTCTGCGATAACCTCAGGATTAAACAAGTTTGTAAGTTTTGTAGCTGTTTCTGCAAGTGCCATTTAAATCTCTCCTTTGTTTTAACTGTTAATGTATTTCTTATATGTTTCAGGAAAATTCTGCTTAAACTCAACAATCTGTGGCATTGTTGCCGACTTGAACTGTTCAAGTGTCATTGTTGGTTCTTCTTTTCCTACACCGACATTCAAATCAGGTCTTGAAGCAAGCCATTGATTCTTCTGTTCGGTCAAAAGTCTTTCTTGTACTTTGCTCTGAATATCAAACAAATCATCAGTTTCGCCATCGTACTGTGCAATCGCTGCTTTAGTGGCTTCTTCGGAATTGTAATTAAGTGCAAGAAAATTCTTTGTAAGCTGATTGATTGTGTTTTCTCTAGTGAGTCTCTTAATCAGCTCGTCCTTCTCGGCTTCTTTTTCAGCCTTTTCTTGTAAAGCAATTTCATCTTCACTCTGTCTTGCCCTTAACTGTCTTTTGTAGTCAGCAGCTTCACTAGAAGCCTTTTCCTGTGCCTTTTTCAGCTTCGCATTAGCAACTCTCAACTCTTGTAGCTGTTCCTCTATTGACTTTTCAGCCTTAGTGGTGGATTCGTTAGCTTTCTTGTCAACTTTGGTTTCAACTTTGGTTTCTGTTGCCTTTTGCTCTGTCTTTTTGGTTTCAACTGTTTCTGTGTTCTGTTCTGCTGTTGTTTCGCCCTCTCCTTCTGCAAACGTCTGTAAGTCGAGTGACATAAATAATTTGTTATCTTTCATAGCTTTGTCCTTTCTGCGTTTTTGTGGGCTTTAAAGCCTTATGCGTCTCTGCACAAAATAAAGTTGTTGTATCTTGCGAATTGTTTAAAGTTACTTCTCTGCAACTGTATATATAAAAAGTGCCACCCCTTTGTAGGAGTGACACTCGTTATCAATGTTTATTTGGTTTTATTCATACCGCCTATCATTTGGCTGTTTTCTTCTTGGTCTGATTCATCTTGATTAAGTCTATCCCTATTGACACTCGGTTCTCCCTTTCCACCATCAGGAACAACCTCCGTTTTTTGGGTATTGAATACACTCTCAATGAATTTATCTATGTATTCTTGACTATCATCAACAACCTGTTGTGGGTCATCAAAGAAATTGATTGCATAAATCATAGCTTTCGGGTCAATTCCGTGAGAAACACCCGTTGCATATGCGTTTATCTTTGTAGTCATTTCGTATGTCTTTTGACGCTTAACGTTCGGTTTAACATCAACATACCTTAATTTTCTTAACGGACTATCGAACGATACATAGGGTGATTGCTTGATAATCTCAATAGCAACCTCAACCTCTTGCATCTTGCTATCTTCTTGTAGTCCTTGTATCTTTGTTGCTTCAACTTCTGCTTGCGTCCAACCGGTAGCGTCAGACATTGCAATACCCGTACTACCTCCGCTGTTATCGTTTCTTTGTGGAACATTGCATTTTTGAAGTATAAGCTGTCGCTTAGTAATCGTGTTATTCAACATCCCGTTGTAGTCGTAAGCAATCGTTAAAGGCTTGACAAAAGGCGTTTTGCCATCCCTTGTTGTTTCGGTGTACATCCATTGACCGCTTGTAGCAACAATATCATTGCCGTTTTCGTCTTTTGGTGGTTCAACATCGTTTGCGTGCCATATTGCCTGTGTGTTTTGGTCTACATCATTAGCAAAATCACTCTCAATGATGTTTAAAGCGTTCATTTCAGGTATCTGACGCTCAAAACATCCCATTCTGTCAACATCCCTTATCCACTCGACAATGTTTATAATTCCAAATGGATTTATTTCACCGCTTCTATCTCCGAAATTCCATTGTTCTTTCTTTAGTGGTTCTCCGTTAATGGTTTTAACAAGATTCTCAACGATATAAACACGATTATCAGTTATTGCCGTAAAGTATTTGTTGCCGTAATCATCAACTCTGTATGTTACGCCAAGCATAACTCTATGGTCTGCATAACGACTTGACCTAACCACAAAAGCATATCTAGGGTCGATAACACTATATGTGAATGGGCTTTTGCCCTCTTTCCACCTTGTGTTAAGCTCTAGTGCCGTATATCCGACACCGGTTATCTCGACATATCTTGACAATTCAGCCGTTTTCTTCCTGATATTTTCTGCCGAAAAGCACTCGTTCAGTAATGCTATGGCTTTTGGTTCAATATCCGTACCACTATCAACCGTACCTCTTTGCACAAGTGTTATTGGGTTTCCCCAATGATAACTACGCTTGAAGTTGGTTATCTCGTTAGCCACATTGTCAATATCTTGTATATCAATCTCTGTTCTAACCGTCTTTTCACGCTGTAATGGTTGATTTCCACCTTCATACTCCAACAAAAAGGTCATTTCTTGCCTGTTGACTTCGTGAAGATTGATAACACTTCTCAATACATCTTTAACATTTCTGTCGGTTACTTCCTCAACATCGGTGTAAAGAGTGCGTCTGCCTATGTAATTTGTTGGATTGTTGTTTAGGTCATTCATCAATAAAACCTCATTCCACTACTCGTTGTGCGTTTATCATCACTAATCTGTGTTAGTTTGAATGTTTCCGGGTTAAATCTGTATCTCAATTTACAGTTGTGACATTTTACTACCACTTGCGACACCGATTTACCATCGTGCCTATAAACCACTTCTCCACATTCAGGACAAATTATGTTAATTTTTTTCATTTCTCAAAACTCCAATAAAAAAAGCACAAAACCTACAAAGGCTTGTGCTTTTCAAACTTATCTATCATAAACATAATATGCTATTTCTAAAAATACAAGTGCCAATTTAGGACAATTTAGGACAAATGAGGACATTTTAGGACAAGTGAGGACATTTTATTTCTTTTTTCGGTAGTAACAGCCATACTTTTCGTCAAATTCTTGTATTGCTTCTCGCTTGTATCTTCTCAAAGTCCTCTCTGTTACACCTAAAATTGCGCTAATCTCTCCTTCTGTTAACCCCTGAATGTAGAAATATTCAAGCACTAAGCCATATTCAAACTTACTCATACTCGATAATTGCTGTTCTATCGTTGCTTTGAGTTTAACGAAACTAGCATATTGTTCCGTCATTAAGCGTTCATACTCGTTAGCTTCGATTATTGCACTCTCCATCTTGTCATAACGCTTTGAAGTCTGCACTCTATCAGCATTGCCATCAGTATTCATCCCGGTGCCTATGGCTATATTGTGCCATTCTTCGGCTTTTTCAAGTAACCTTTTAAATCTTAAGTCAGCATATTTAAGCTGCCCTAGATAACTTGCTATTGTCATTCCTACACTCCTTCCTAAAACGGCGATTGCATTATCCTTATCGGATGTACGTTGTACTTTCGCTCTACAAACTTCGCAAAGTTGGCTAAACCATCAGGTACATCATCATGTATGTTTTTACCTGTTTGGGTATATGCAAATAGCCAAAACATCATTTGCCCGTAATCTGATTTAGCAGAATATAACTCCGGTGCCTTGAATAAAACATTTTTCTTAACCCAATCGCTATAAGTTATTATCCTTGTTTCCTTGTTTGTTGTGGTTGGTTTAGTGGTTATATTGCAATCCCACCCTCTGTTTTTAACCATTTTTGCCACTTCAAACGCCACTCTATCACCACCGGCATTGCTCTCAAACTCGACTTGTTGCATTTTGTTATCAACAATAATGTCTGTCAGTTTGTTGTATTGCCTTGTGTAGTTAGTGGTATCGTCACAAACGCAATCCGCAAGGTAATAGTCATTGTCGTATTGATACAGACAAGGTAAAAACATATAGTCCGTTCCTTTGGACTTTGTATCACACACGCCTATGACCGCATCAGGCTCTTTATCAGGCAATTCTGTGTAATATCTCATTTCGTCCTTGTTGTACAACAACCCTTCTCGCTCTATCGGTTGCCCCATATACAAAGCATTAAACGACAATTCTTCCATGATTGCTTGCTGTTCCTTGATGAATTTTGTTTTAAATCCACCAAAACGATACTTGAAGTTGCTTTGACCGTGTTCGTCAAGTGCCGGTATGTTAATAAACCTTGCCCTTTTGTTATCAGCATGAATGTTTTGCAATCTGCCTATGACATCATGCACACTCCACCTTGTAGCTATGTGTATCTCTTTACAACCTTCAAGCATACGCTGTCTTGCGTCAACTGAATACTTCTCCCACAACTTATCAAGCTGATTCTTGTTTAACGCTTCTTCGATGCCGCCTATCAAATCATCACAATACAAAAATCTATTGCAGCGAACTTTACCGGCGTTTTTCGCACCTACAGATGTGCATTGAAGGCTTGCAAAAGGCTTATAAGTGTTAAAGTTGATTGTCTGTCTTTTCGCATTGACACCATACAGAATTACCGGTTTTACTAACCAACATTGCGAATACTGATACTCCTTCTCGTTTGTGGTTATATCCAATACACCATCGTAAAACATTCTCGTTATATCGTCTGAATGTGAGTAGAAAAGGCTATAATCTGCTATATGTCTGCCGATAACCCACGCTGCAAAGAACTTCTCTAGGGTGGTCTTGCCACTTCCCGGCATCATAGACAACGCTAATAAGTCTAACTCATCGTCCTCTAGGGCTTGCATGCTCTGAATAACGCCGTGTTTCCACAATATTTCTCGTTTAGGCAAGTAAAATTGACTTCTAAATGACCTTTTGCGTTCAAGAAACAACATAAAACTGTCAAAAAGGTGTTCCGCTTCAAGTTGTAGGGTGTACCAAAAGGCTTCTAGCTCTTGCGTACTTGTGTTATTACGCCTTAACATTTCGTCAAGATGCCATATAGACATCGGTTTGTTGGTTTGAGGGTCTATTGCGTCCTTTGTTGCCAACTCTATAGCCATTTTTTTAGCTTTACCCGTAAATCTGTTACCTAATTTGTGGTCGTTAAACTCAAAATGTGCCTTTATTCCGGCTTTTTGTGCTGCGTCAATCAGATTTAGGCTCGCTCCGTCAAGTTTGTAGGCATAATCAATCTGTCTGTCATACTCTAACAGGTCAGCTAACCCACTAACTTTATAATTGCCGTTATCATCAGCCATTAAAACACCCTACTTTCTCTTGTTTGTTAGGTTTTGTTGTTGCTGATTGACATATCTTTGCTTTTTTTGGTGATTTTCAAGAACTTGATTGATTTTTTCCAGATATTTCTCGTCTGTATTTACTCTTTTCAGCGAGATTAAGACATAAAACGATAGATTTTGTGGTACTTTCTTCGCTAATGACAGCCCTACCACTCGTTTAGCTGTCGCAAAATTCTCTAAGTGTGTATGTGCGAACCCGTCCATCAGGATATTTTGCACTATAAACCCACTTGATTTAGTTTCGTAAATCACATATTGCTTTTTCTTGTATATCCTTCTCACTATTCACGCCCCTTTACAAGTATTGCCCCGGTTGATGCAATACCGGAGCAATTGGTAAAAATATGGAGGAGAAGTATTCTCTTTTCTCAATTCAGGAAGATAGGTCTTGCACCTATATAGGCTGTGGTAAATATTCCATGAGGTATTTATAAGCGTTTGGCAGCTTTTTTAGGACATTTTCTCGGTACATTTAGTTTCGATTGAGCGGTATCGGTTGCCTGTTTTACTCTTAAACTACTTCCTGATTTGGTGCTGTGATTCGTATGCTAACCACAACACCATTGTGTCATGTAAAACTTAAGGGAGGTTAAACTACATCACGACAATCGGCAAGCAAAGGAGTTGCACCTTCGATTAGCATATTGAAAATGGGGGTAAACAATTTTGCCGCTGCAACTGTGCCATGCCGTTATGCACCCATCTGTGACAGGTGCAAGAGTTAAAAAGTGAGGTTTTTGCGCTTATTCTTCGCTACCTATTCACGCTTGCCTTTGTATATCATAAAGGGGAGTATTGTTAGCGAAAAGGCAATGTATTTTGTTCTAAGTAGTCAATCTCAAACTCTATATACTGTCTTGCTTTCTTTAAATCCTTTATTGCCGATTCCTTTTTACCGGCTCTTGCTATATACTTAATCGCATTTCCGAGATTAAAATTCAAGCCCCATTCTCTAATCACATCTTTCGGCTCATACTTGCTGAAACAATAGTGTTCAGGCTTGCTTATCTCATCAAATTCCGATTCTCCCCGATTCTCTGCTGTTGTTTTACTCTCCCCCTCGTTTTCCTTTGGTGCCGGATTGATAAACTCACTCACCCTTGTGTAATCTCCGCTATCTCCAATCTCTGTTGCCAACTCATAAGCCTTTTCAGCCGATATTGTGATATATCTCGGTTCTTCACCTTCTGTCACCACATAGTTATAAGCCGTAAGCTCGTCTTGTAGGACTTGCTTTAAATCCCCGTCTATCGTGTTAACATCCATAAACATCGTGCTTACCAATACTACAACACCACACTTTCCAAACAAGTTTTGCTATGTTATATAAGCACATTTTATTCAAAGCACCTTCAAACACTTTAAGTTGATGCCAAAGCCTTATTTTTCGGCGTTTTTCCGTACCTAAAAAAATTTATCAGGTGTAGTGACAGCCATTCTGAACCCACCCCGAGTATTATTTTGCATACAAAGTCAGTTTGGTTGCGGATATATAGTTATATATAATATATATGTCTTATGGTTGTATATATATTGCTATATATGATTCTATATATTGCTATGTATGTATCTATTACTCTGTATGTCCTTTATATTACTATATGCACTCCTTTTATCCCCGAGAATATGAATAGGGGTTAGCAATATATTATTATATATACTCTATCCCATAATATATATGGTTGGTTATTATATTATATATTATATATTACCACCCCTTTTTCTGCTTCGGAATTTTTGTGGGGGTTACACACTCACCTGAAAAGCTCCAAAATAACCCCCCTACCCCTCACCGGATGCCACCAAAACCGCCACCCGTCAACTCTTATCAATAA